GTAGCTAAATCTGCGGTAGCTATTGATAAAGAAATTATAGCAGCGGCAACATTAATTCAAATTTTAAATTTATTATAATATGGCAAACATTATTGGGCAAGGGGAAATTCCACAAATGCCGGGAGGAGCACAACCAAAGGTAGATATATCAGCATCAGTTCCTGTATATTGTGAATGTGGTGGTAAAACATTCTTACCCGCTATAAAGATGAGAAAGTTATCTAAGTTAGCATATGGTGGTGACCAGGATATGATGATACCTTTTGAAGTGTATCTATGTGGTGATTGTGGTGCAGAGCAAGAACTTTTTAAACCCGTACAACTTAGAGCGTTGGAATCAAAAGATAAAATGGAATCTAAACCAAAAATAGAATTAGATACAAATGGCTAAAGGATTATTTGACCATATTAACGCAATTACAAAAGAGCAGGACCCAAAGTATTGGGATAAGCTAGAAGATGCGGATAAAAAGACCTGGAGTAATTGGTTAATCATTCGTTATATGTCTATGAATCCAGATTGGATTGAGATGATAGCGGAGATACAACCTTACATTCAAGAAGCACCACCTAAAGCAGTTTATAAAGCACTTATAGGTGTAATACCGAAAGGCAAAACATACCTTCGTTATATGAAGGGTAAATCAGTAAAAGATTATGAAGAATGGATTATTGATTTAGTTGCCAAATGGTATGAAGTATCAACTATGCACGCATCGGAATACTTGGATATTCTATATGAAAGTGTAGAAGGCAGAGAAGAAATTAAACGTATTGCAGAAGCTTATGGGACAGACCCTAAGTTAATCACTAAATTAAAACTTAAAGTTTAATTTGGTAAATTCCCCATTTTTTCGTATCTTTACATTATGGCAAAAGTATCATTTTCGCAGTACTCAATGTGGAGTAGCTGCCCGAATCAGTATAAGTTAAATTACATAGATAAATTAGGTGAAAGTTCTGGTAACATTCACACTATCTTTGGTAGTTCAATGCACGAAACTATCCAACACTATCTTTCAGTTATGTATGGTGTTTCTAAAAAACAGGCCGATGAGATTGATGTGGATAAATTGTTATTAGAAAGAATGAGAGAGAATTATAAGAAAGAGAAAGATGCTCTTTCCGAAGGTACTCCTTGTGAGCAAATAGAATTGGAAGAATTTTATGGTGATGGTAGACGGATATTAGCGTGGTTTAAAAAATATCTAAGTAAATTTTATTCTAAGTCTGGTTATGAATTGGTTGGTATTGAAATTCCACTTAATACAAAAATTAAAGAAGGAGTTCACTTTATTGGATTTATTGATATTGTATTAAGAGATTTAGCAGAGAATTCAATTATTATCGTTGACCTTAAAACCTCAACACAAGGTTGGAATCAGTATCAAAAAGCGGATGAGATGAAAAATTCTCAAATTCTATTATACAAAAAATATTATTCAGAATTATTTAATATTCCACTTACAAAGATTAAAGTTGAGTATCAGATAATGAGAAGGAAATTACCAGAAGATACTGCATTTCCCGTACCTTATATTTCAAAACACGTACCTTCAAATGGTACACCATCGGTTAATAAAGCATATGATGGTTTTATGAATTTTGTTAATACGGTATTTGATGATGAAGGAAATTATAGAGATATTCCTTACCCAAAGGTACCTGGACAAAATAAAAAGAATTGTAAGTGGTGTGAATTTTTAGGAAAGCATTGTGATGGTAAACCTTAAAAAAGTTTTTAAAAAATGAATTGTTTTTTTAATTATAATATACTTATATATACAAATATATTAAATTAAAATTACAATGAGTCAAGAAAACACAAAACTTACAACTGTGAAAATCTTGAAAGATGTGTATTCATCATTTAAAAAAGTATCCTTTAATTCAGATGTTACCCTTCAAAAATTGGTTAATAGAACGGTTGAAAGATATGTTTCAGACGAAACATTTAGAAATGAAATGAATGAATATGTAAAATTACAAATTTCAGGTTCACAATTTTAAAACAAGTTATGGCAAAGAAAAAAATATTGTTACTTTCAGATGATTTAAGAATGGCAAGTGGTATTGCCACTGTTTCAAAAGAATTAGTTTTAGGAACAGCACACAAATACGATTGGTTTCAGGTGGGTGCGGCTATAAACCATCCAGAAGCGGGTAAAATTTTAGATGTTAGTGAGGATGTACAAAAAAGTTATGGAATTCCGGATGCTAGTGTAAAAATTCTTCCGTGGAATGGTTATGGAAATGCTGACTTAATTAGACAACTGATTAATTCAGAAAAACCAGATGCTATCTTACACTTTACTGACCCTCGTTATTGGACATGGTTGTATGATATAGAGCATGAAATCAGACAAAACGTTCCATTATTATTTTATGCAATTTGGGATGACCTACCAGACCCAATGTATAATCGTAACTACTATGAAAGTTGTGATTGGATTGGATGTATTTCTCGTCAAACTTATGGTATAATTAATAGAATTGGACAGAGAAACGATAAATCAACTTGGGTAACCAAACATCCTTGGCAAGTTAGCTATGTACCACATGGTATTAATACGGACTTATACAAACCAGTTGATGTACCAGTGGATTATCGTAAAGAAATATTAGGTGATAAAGAATATGATTTTGTTCTTTATTGGTCAAATCGTAATATTAGAAGAAAGCAACCATCTGATGTAATATATGCTTTTAAATTATTTTGTGATAAAATTGGAAAAGAAAAAGCAGATAAATGTGCATTGGTAATGCATACTCAACCTGTTGACGAAAATGGTACAGATTTACCTGCGGTTATTCAAGCAATAGCTCCGGATGTTAATATTATTTTCTCAGAAAAGAGAAGACCTCAGCATGAATTAAATTATAACTATAATATTGCGGATTGTACAATTAACATAGCTAACAACGAAGGATTTGGATTAGCAACAGCAGAATCGGTAATGGCAGGTACACCAATCATTGTAAATGTAACTGGTGGATTGCAAGACCAATGTGGATTTAAAGTTGATGGTAAGTTATTAACTGCAGAAGATTATGTAAAGATTGGTTCTTTGCATGAGTGGAGAAAATGGGAAGGTAAAGCCGAGCCGGGTCCTTGGGCAACTCCTGTATGGAGTAGAGCATTGGCATTAGCAGGTTCAGTTCCTACACCATATATTTGGGATGATAGGGTTGATTTGCATGATGTTGCCGAAGCTATTGAGAAAGTATATAATACACCTAAAGAAAAAAGAAAAGAGAACGCTTTAATTGGTAGAGAACATTTCATAAATGAAGCGGGATTAAATCATACAAATATGTGTCAAACTTTGATTGACGGAATTGAATCAACGTTTGAAAATTGGAAACCAAGAAAAAGATTTGAAGTATTCAAAATTAAATAAGTTATGAGTAAACCAACATTAGTATTTCAGGGACCTATTTTTACGAGAAGTGGTTATGGTGACCATTGTAGAGATTTGATGAAATCACTTCGTAAAATGGATAAATACGATATTAAGATTATTCCACTTCGTTGGGGTAATACACCACAAAATCAAGTTGATGATGAAAATGAATTTGGCCGTTGGATGTTAGAAAGAGTGATTGGAGAAATTGGAGAAAAGCCAGATGTGTTTATGCAAGTTTCGGTAGCAAACGAATTTGAACCAAAAGGGCATTATAATATTGGTATAACTGCCGGTGTTGAAACTACAATCGCTCCTAAAGATTTTATTGATGGTTCTAACAAAATGAATTTAATAATTGTTCCATCTGTGTTTACAAGACAAAATTTAGGCGGAACGGTATATCAACAAAAAGATAATGCAACAGGACAAATTGTTGGTGAAATAAAAACAAATACTCCAATTGAAGTTCTTTTTGAAGGTGTTGATACTGAAATATTTTCTAAAGGTGTAAACAACTCTATTTTAGATAATGTAAAAGAAGATTTTTGTTTTTTGACGGTAGGACATTGGTTAAAAGGTTCTTTGGGACAGGATAGAAAAGATATTGGAATGGTTATTA